ATAGCTGTCTGTAAAAAATTCCTTAGTGGTACAATTAATAGTTACACCACGTTCACGTTCTGCTTTGTCTTTGTCCATATAATAGGCAAAAGCGAATGAACTTTTACCTTGCTGGTCAGCTTCTGTTTGAAGCTTTTCCATTTCACGAGAAGATATACCTCCCAATTTGAAAATCAAATGTCCAGTAGTTGTAGATTTTCCAGCATCTACATGACCGCACACGACTAAAGAAATATGTTGCTTTTTATCACTCATATTATTAAATTTTAATGATATTGTTTTTATATTGTTTTATGTAAGCGAAATCAATTAAAAGAAACTACAATCTTAACATTTTCTTTTTTAATACATTTACATGCTGATACAGACAATTCTTCGCGCTTTTTACGTGTTTTTGTATTATCACCAGATAAAGTAATATTAGCACTATCCAATTCATTTAATTCCTTCTTTTTCTTGGATATACTGTTTCTTTCATTCATATCTTTTTCAATATTTTCATAATTGTTTTTTATATAATCAATAATATTGTTTTCTATTGCCCATTTGAAAAAATTCAATTGTCCTATAGTTGTTTCCATATGATTATTTTCATTGTATGGAATTGTTATTCTTTCCCATCTACAAAATGGGTCAAAACGCTTTTTAGAATATGCTTTTAGTTTTAACTTATAATCATTGTACACCTTAAACCGAGTATTTAATGTTTGACCATTTCGTTGGATTGGTATTTCATATACAGTATAAAACTTTTTAGCATAATTTGTAACAAACCAATCAACAATTCGCAATGAAATCTTGGATTCACCATTAATAATATTCATCATTTCGTCTAATTTTGTTTTATCTTTATAAAAATCCATTAAACAGTTCATTAAAAGGGCATTTTGGGTGTGTAAATTCGTTTCAGAATATGTTCTTAAAGACATGTTATAAATGTAATGAAAACATTGTATTTATATTTGTTTTTGACGATTTGATTTAATAAATAGTTATAATATACAATGGAACATTATATTTATGCATGTTTAGCTACTTTAGTCGTTTCTTTTCATTTATTTTCATTAAAATTATTGTCTTTATATAAAGACAATTTTTATGAAATATTTGTTATTATGATTGTTACTATGATATTGTCACGCTATTTCATTTATTTGGCCATGAGTAAAACATCGAATCCAACCGATGTTCATATTATTTTGAATTGTTCTATTTTCATTACTTTGTTATTAAGCTATTTTTATTTAAAAGTAAATATTGATATACTTAAATATATTGTTGGAATCGTTTTTGTAGGTGTTGGTTTGTGTATTGTTCATTATGCATAAATTCTTTATATATATTATATGAAATTCATTGATAATAATATATATAAGCTCTCTTTCATTGGACTCATTACAGGCATTGTTGCTTCTTTTGTCGGTGGCGGTGCTGAAATATTAATAGTACCCCTCTTGGTTTATTTAAATGTAATTAGCGATTACAAAGAAGCCATAGGTACATCATTGGCCTCTTTGTTGCTACCCATTGGTATTGTAGCCGTTTATTTCTATAATAAACAAAATTGTGATAAACAGTGCATTAAATGGAACTATGCATTGACTATTTCTTTGTTTTTTGTATTAGGTACATTCGCATCTTATTTTAGTAGCTCGCTTGATAGTAAAATGTTGAAAATAATTTTTGCTGTAATAATGGTCGTTTTGGGTGGTTTTATCTTATATGAAGAATTGCATTAATACGTACATAAATGTACATATTAACTAATTAAATATAAAAAATACCATAAAAAGCAAAATGCTTAATTGGAGTATGCAACACCCGCCATACCAGACATCACACGAAGCACGTTGTAAGATGTGGCGTAAACACGGACCTTAGCAGTGGCTGTTCCACCGACAGTGGCGGAGGAAAGAACCAATTGAAGGGTGGCGTTATCAATTCTGGAGAAGTTGCAGCTTCCAGATGGTTGGTGCTCCTCAGGTCTAAGGGCGAAAGAGTAGACGTTGATACCAGAGTCAGGGGCACGGGTGTGGTGTTGGAAAGGCTGAACAACATCGAAGTAAGAACCTTCACGCTCAGAGAATCTGTCTTGGCCGTTAAGTTGAAGCTTAGCGGTGACGACAGGGTTCTCACCCCAACAATGCATATCAAGGGCAGTCTCGGCAAGGACGAATGTACCGGCATCAGAGACGTATGAACCCTCTTCAGCAGGAGCAGTTTGTCCGAAAGAACCTCCCCAGCTCTGTGTGACTTCACCTTCAGTAGCACTCATGGATCCAGGGTCTTGGAATAGACCACCAGTGGTGATGAAGGCGTTAGCACCAGATGTCTCAGCAGGTCCACCAAAGGCATGGACGGCATTAGGAAGGGCATCAATAGCATCAGTGTAGTTGAAAGGCTGGGCACCAAGGGTCTTGTAAAGGACTTGACCACCTTCAAGGGAAGCACAGTAATCAACGTTAGCATCAGGCTGAACAACCCAAACAAGTTCCTTACATGGGTGGTTGAAGTTCAACTTAATCTTGTTGGAAGAAGAACCGACAGATTCATCACCAGTGAATTGAAGTTGCTCAATCAAGTACTCATGAGGGTTTTGGGCCATCTTTCTACGTTCATCGGTATCAAGGAAGATATAGTCGATGTAAAGAGAAGCGGCAACAAGGGATTGTTGGTAAGCGGTGGAAACAGATTGTGTTCCAGAAGAAGCGGCAAGGCTCTTCACAGCCCACAAGCATTCACCAATAGGTCTGAAATCAATGTTGATCTTGACCTCGTGGTATTGAAGGGCAATAAGAGGAAGGGCAAGTCCAGGGTTTCTGCAAAACCAGAAAAGAAGAGGAATGTAAAGGGTGGTCTCAGGAAGTGTCTTTCTAGGAGCACACACCTGGGAAGGTCCACCAGTGGCGGAACAAGGACCAGAGACATCAGCGAAAGAAGGATCGGTGATGTAGGTCAATTGTGTGGTGTTACCAATCATTTGGAAATAACCTCTTTGTTGTTCGCTAGACATGGTAAGTTGGTTCCAGATGTGCATCCAGTCACCGTATTGACGATCAATTCTTTGACCACCAATTTCAACCTCAACCTGGGCAATCAATTGCTCTCCAGGGAAATCTAACCAACGGGCGTAAACGGCACCACTGTCGTTCATGGATTGGTTGATTTCAGGAAGTGTTACTTGAAGATATGTTCTGTAGCAAAGATCACCATTTCTGCTGATGGTACAGGTGACTCTTCTTCCGAAGTCGGCTTGACCAGAGAATGTCTGTTCAATTGACTCCATAGCGAAGTTAGTGTGACGTCTGTAGGACACCTTCCAGAAGGTGATTTCAGGGGTTCCGGTAAGGAAAACATCTTGGGCGCCATAGGCGACGAGTTGCATCAAAGCTCCAGCCATTTTTCTCTATATAACCTTGTTGTAGAAAAAAATTCTGGGAATTAAATAAAAATAAAAATTAAATCAACCCATGATTTTACAGAAATTATAACTATTGTTACCTATTTTAATGCATTTTTATTGATTTTTATAATTTAGTAATTAAATATTTAAATTATCATTTTGCTAAATATAATTGGGTGTAAATGATTTAAACCTTTGGATTGTTTCATTTTTAATTTTAAAACATTGAAAAACTATTTTTCAAAATTATCCTAAAGTATTTTATTTCTTACTAAAGGCATAATGGCTAAACAATGTGAATTATTTTATTTTTATATCTTTTTTAAAATAAAATAATTTTTATAACCTTTCAGCAGGTTATAAATTTATATTAAAAAATTAGGTATGCTGTAATATATTCATATCAAAGTTTTCTTTTATGAAATTTTCTAAATAATTTTCATTAAATATTTCTTTTTTTCCTTCATGTTTTTTTGTAAAAATATATTGATTGTCTTTTTTCTTAACCGTCCATCCTTTTTCTAAAGCATTTGTTATAAATACCATTATTTTTAATTGTTTTTCATTATAACTTTCTTGTTCATTATTAATATATAAATTGGTTTCAGACATATAAAATTGGTGTACACTTAATATTTTGCTTTCTTCTTTATTGTTTTACGTTTTTTCAATTTCTTTTGTTTTGTTTGTTTTTGTTTTCTCAATTTATTGTTTGTTTTCTTATTTCTTTGTAATCTTCTAGATTTATTTTTTTTCTTACCACCAAATATACCTTGTAATCCTCTATTTTTTGTGCGTTTATTGAATAAAATTAAGAAGAATCTTTCCGCTCTATTACCTCTTAACTCATGTTGAGATAGTGTACAGGATTTATCACTAGGTCTTAATATTGATAATACTTCATATAATTTATTACGTATAGTCAAACAATTAAAAATTTTTGCATAAGGATGTTGAGCTTCTGAGATTAAATTTGGAAATAACCACTCAATGTGGCTTATATTAACATCAAATATATCACCATCTCTTTTATTTTCAAAAGAAAAATATTGTAATATATACAGAGCAAGATAATAAGTAATATCAATATTATTCCAAACAAACCTTTGGGTTAGATTGTATCTATCACTCAAGGCATTCAAGGCACTATCTTGAGGAAACGCTGTATTTAATGCATTTGCTATTTCATCATTAGGGTTGAGCCTCCGGGAGTTTTGCAAATAATTAATAGCTTTTGTATATACGTCAAATAGTATATTATATCTACTGCAGTTCCATAAATTATAAACATCCTCATCCTCATCATAAAAATTATTATATATTATATCATTTAAGTCAGCTAATTTGCTTTTAATATTATCTAAAATATGAACAGGAATTTCTTCTTCTCTTCCACCTACATCAAGAAAATTTAAATTATAATAATTATTAAGTGAGTGATTATTATCTTTAGTAATTAAAACGATTTGTTGCGCTTGTCGTCTTGTAAATACAGAATTTACCCATTCGGCATTTCCAAATTCAACGAAGCCCAAAGCTACACCCTCATTTGGAAAATTTGAAGAAACCCATGTAGCATATTGAAGACGATATAATATTTCAAATGCTTTTTTTGTCTTTAAATATTCTTCCTCATATATTCTCTCAAATTCACTATCATTTTCTAAAAATGGGATTATTACCAATCGTTTTGATAATACTTTTACAAATAAATCAATATTACTCAAGTTATCAAAAATAAATTTAGTGTATGGTACTGGACTTATTTGCACTTCTTCGAAAAATCTGAGAACATAATTATAATATGCTGTTTTAATTTTTTCAATAGAATTCGATATTTCTTTATCTTTGTCTGTTCCATCTGGATAATTATATTCAATAAGAGATTGAATTAATATAGTTCTCAAATCAAAATCGTCATCATCCCAATTACCTCCTCCCGTTTGTCTATTTGTACCTCCTCCTAACATTCCATCCACTCTATTAAATAATCCTGTTTCATAAATTTTCCAACAATTTAATAATAATGTTTCCATTTGAATAATTACACTCTCCACTTTTGGCGGTATTTTTTCACTTGCACCAGTTTTTTGTCCAATCCAATCTTGTTGACGTGTTTGTTTGAATATAGCAATTTTTTCAACATCTTTTTTTTTAAATATTGCTGTTTGATGAGATGAAATTATTTTATTAAATATTTCTTTCATACTAATCCAGCCAGCACTATCTTTAATAGCTGTTAGCATCGAAATTCGTTCATCATCAGTGACTCCATCCATTTCTGTACAATATGATAAAATATTACTTATTAAATTACAAAAAATATCAAAAAGTTCTTTGATAGTTTGGTCCTCTCCTGGTTTATCATCATTAAAACTTTTCATAATAGCAATCCATTGGGTATGACCTTTTGCACGACCACTTGCACCTATTTTTGCAGATAATAGATTCATATTTGCCGCTTTGTTCTTTAAATTTGTGATTGCTTCTATTGCCTTACCCTTTCTGTAGGTTCTATTTATTAATGCTATTTCCTGCTGTTCTAAGAAATCACGGCTGTTCATTATATTTGTAATATCCCTTGCTCTTTCTAATGAAATAGTAGGAAATTCGCGTAATCCCTGCAGTTTTTCAGAAATATTTGTCATATCTAACTGTTGGAATACTTTTACTAGAATATCAAATAGCTGTTCATTGTTTAAAGTTTCAAGTAGCTGGTTCATTGGTTCTTTTGCGTAATAATAACATTTTTCTATATAACTTATCACTATATTTCGAAAATTTTGTTCAGGATTCCATGTTACAAGCAATACACCATGATTACTAGATAAATACTCACTTCCAGGACCAGTAAAATTTTGTTTAAATACGTTATTTATAGTAGAATACACATTACGTTCATTAGCTAATAATCTTGATACAAGAGGACGTTCTGAAACTGCATAAAAAATCTGATGAGGAGGATAACCAAAAGATTCCAATATATTCCCGTAAACAATATGAGAAGAATCTCCAGAAAATTTTAATACTGCCCATCCATATCCCATATAATCTTTACTTCCCATAGTTTTGAATAATCCATTTATAGCATTCATACATCCTTGTTTTTTAAAATCCGCTGTTTTTTTAGAACGACCTGAAAATGAAAATAAAGAAATAAATTGACTCATACAAGTAGCAGCCATTGTTTGTGATGTTAAATATTCAAGACCATCTGGTAAATCAGCACCAAGAAGCTGAGGATGATATATTAATCCATTAAACGCTGTTTTCTCAATAGTATCACACATATTACTAATCCAATGTTGAATAGTTCCATCAACCTCATTAATATGTCTATAATAAATTAAAGGGTTTGATAGATATCCATCTTGATTAAATGTAAATTCATGAAAACGTATTCTTGATAAACATTTTAATGCCTGAATATAACCATTTTGAATGTTTGTATTGGATTTAAAATATTCATCATCTAATACACAATTATTACAATAAATTAATAAGTTAATCCATATATAATTAATATTAACTATATTAAGTGTAATAATTTCCTCACGAGTGAAAAGTTCACCAGTAGTCTGTTTTCGATTTATATTTTCTAATGTTAAATGAATAGCTAGACCTCTATTTCTCATCTCGTTTATAATACCATTAAATATGAATAAATCCATGTTAAAATATGCTGTATATTGTAAAAAATCAATACCTTTACTGAGTAATTGTTGACCAAGACCACTACTATTATTCTCTAAAGGGTTTTTAAAATTAAATCCACTCTTTTGATTGTGATAATCAATAAATGATTTCAACGAAGCTCCTGCCTGATCAAATATATTATTTAATCCAGGTATCCAAGTTCCAGCAAAACAATCCCTAATATAACATTTTTCATTATTATTAGGAATACTAAAAGGAATATTAGTATTATTTACATCGTTAACCAAGACTCCATTTGCATCTTGTGAGAATTGTTGCTGATTACGTTCCATATATTCAAAACATTCACCAACTGAAGAAATAATATTTACTAAAGGAACACCTAATGAAACTACTTTGGTCATACTAATCATGTTATCCTCTAAATCATTTGATTTAATACTCAATGGTGATAAATGATCATGTGTATTGTCTCCCAAAACAGTGGTCAAATATTCATTTGGATATAAACTTTCTAGTACTCCACGTTCAGTTCTAGTAGTATTCTTACTTATCTTTATCCATTGTTTACTATCTATACCAATATTATTATCATTCATTTATAATATATAAAGAAATATTTTACAAAATAAAATACATAGAAATATAAATTAATTATAATAAAAATGAGCAAATCTGCTAAAAATGCTCAAATTAAGCAAATTACTTCACTAGATGAAAAACATAATGAAATGTTGGAAAAATTTCATCATAACAATAGTTTTAAAATACCGAAATTGAAAAAAGAAATCAAAAAACTCAAAGAAGAAAAAACGAAATATTCAAAATCCGAAATAGACAAAATCTTGGACATTGAAGACACTATAAAAGAAAAGAAAAAAGAAATCAAACTATTAGAAAATGAAAAAAACCTTTATTTATTGGAAAATTCAAAATACATATTCGATTATTTTGAGTCCAAGAAACAAATATCATCAGGTGATCAAGTACAAAATGTAAAAGTTTTGAATTCATTTTTTAAAATAAAATCTACAAATGACGATGTAAATACAGACAAATATGTACAGTCCAAGAAAATGTATCAAGAATACTGGAGAAATGTAAACAATGAATTTACAAATCCGCAAGATTATATTATGTCTTGTGATGTATGTACATTATGTGGTAAAGGAGAAATGGTACCTCAAGATGAAGAAGGTATTATGATTTGTAATAATCAAAATTGTGGCCAGTTTATTACATATATTGTAGACAGTTCAAAACCAAATAATAAAGACCCACCTAATGAAGTATCTTATACAGCTTATATAAGACTCAATCATTTTAAAGAAATATTATCGCAATTTCAGGCGAAAGAAACCACTCAAATTCCAGAAGAAGTCATTGACGCTATTAAAGCACGAATTAAAAAAGAGCGAATAACAGATATGAAACAAATCAATTACGACAAAATGCGCGAAATTTTACGGAAACTTGGACTCAATAAATATTTCGAACATATTCAATATATAAATTCCATTTTCGGTGTAAAACCCCCCATTATGAACGAAGAGCTACATGAGACGTTATGTGTGCTTTTTATTGAAATTCAAAAGCCATGGGCAGTGCATTGTCCTGCAAATCGAACAAATTTCTTTAATTATACATATACACTTTACCAATTATGCAAACTCTTGGACCAAACACAATATTTACCTTATATACCTATGATGAAAGACCGTGAGAAACAACTGGAACAAGATATGATATGGAAAAAAGTTTGTGGAGAACTTGATTGGCAATTCTTTCCAACAGTATAAAATAATTTGTTATACTATAATAAATTATGTATTCTATATTATTTCATGTTTGTGGTATTGCTATAGTAGAAATATGTTTTTATTTCTATTATATTGGCCCCATGGAAACCGTCATTTTTGAAAATAAAGTAAAAAAAATAATAAATGAACCGTTTAAGACCATACCGCTATTACCTTCCGAACACAATTATTTGGAAAGATATTTATCCACCAGCAACAATCAAACAAATACATTGATTGAACAGCGAAATGAAGCAGTTAAACAACGTGAAGAAAAAAATTATAATTTATTTATTGAAATCATTTTATATTGGACACTCTTGTGTACAATAGCATGTTTAAGTTTTCTTGCCCACTATATTTATAAACGGCATCAAACAACATCGTCAGATACTTCTATACACAGTGAACAAGGTATTGAAATGGAAAATCTTCCTTTATATAGAATAGCAAATCGAACCCAAAGTCATGAAACTTTAGAAATAACAATTTGTACAGAAAAACAAAAAAAGGTTTCCAAGAAAGTATTGTATTATTTCTTATTTGGATGTTCCATTTTGGGTTTTCAATATTTCTTTTTCCAAAATATTGTATTAAAATATGACCCACTGTCTATTCAAGAAGTAAAATATATTTTATATCAAAACATAGAACATGAATTACAAGAAAACGGTGTTATTGATTTGTAAAAAAACAAAAAATATAGTCTTTTTACAAATATAATGTTGTTTATAGGACCCCCTTTTGGAAATTATATTGAGTTGCCCAAAACAAAATCCATTTTGGGTAGCTTTACATTGGAAAAACGCGATGGTTTATTCCTTCAAATTGTGAAAACGTTGCGTTATTCATTTGCCTATGGAGGATGGGTAAATAAAATTGGGTTGCGTAATAAAGGTATCGATTGGGCGATTCAACATCATGACCCTGAAAAAATCTACAGTATAGCGATTTTACATGAAAACGAAATTCCTAAATTGGTTGATAAAATTCCAAAACACATGAATATTGAATTAAATGTAAGTTGTCCAAACGCCGAAAAATCCATGGTAAGTATTGGTTTAAGCCAATTTCTTAATAAAGAGCGAAAATATTGTATTATTAAATTGTCTCCAAAAGTTGAATTAAATAACATAGATTCTTTTTATCAACAAGGATTTAGACAATTTCATTGTAGCAATACAATTCCTATAAAAGAGGGAGGTTTGAGTGGTACTTCACTAATTCCTTATACAAGTAAATTAGTGAAATATATTCATAATAAATACCCCGATTGTGAAATTATAGCAGGTGGGGGTGTCCAAGATTATAACACCTTTCAATATTATAAAAGTTTAGGCGCTTCCCATATATGCGCTTCAACAGTATTTTTTCATCCATTTAAAGTTGCTAAACTATATTATCAATACATGTCTAAGTAAAGGCATTTTGTAAATAATACATATAACCCTTGAACGGTGGTGATTGTCCTCTGCAACTTGGTTTTCCAAATATAAATGTAAAATAATCGAATTTTTTACCATATTCTTCTTTCTTTGCTCCCATGTATATCAAAAATCCGAAAATAGTGGACGATAATATTTTCAATCCCAATATTTTTTTACATTTTACCAATAAATTAGGAGTTTCATACACTTTGTTCTCATTTTCATAAACTACTTTTTCAGTTTTCTCGTATAAAAAGATTAAATACATAATACCCGCCAATCCAAATGTGATTAACCAAAAAATATAATAATTCTTGGACATTAAAATAAACCAAAAATACAAAATAACTGAAGTTAATATAAAATCACTAAATTTTCCTAATCCTGTTTCAACAAAATGAAGTTCAGGGATTGTAGATATGGCGAAAAATAATAATGTGAAAAATCCAAGAACATGTTTTAATATTATATTGTTATTAAACATATCTTGGACTTTACATGGAAATAATTGACCTAGAAAATTTCCGCATATTATAAGAACCAAAATAAATATAGCTATTACATTTTCAAGACTACTTCCTGCATTAAAAAATTCCAT